GATTGGAAATCATATTATGGATCTAATCGAGTTCTAAATGAAGAAAGGGAAAGGGCTGGTGATGATATATATCATAGACAAATTCTACATTTATGTAAGACTAAAGGTGAATGCGCATATATGGAAGCAAAAGAGCAGTTTGAACGTGAAGTTCTTTTAACTGATGAATACTATAATGGAATCATTAGTTGTAAAATTGGTGGACAAAGCATAAAAGGTTTAAAGAAAGATAATTGAAATAATTGTTTACTTTTCATTAAAACTGTGTTATAATATACTATTATATAAGGAAAATAATACCGATGGCAAAAATTATCGATACATTTGTAGAACTTAGACAAGCACAGCTTATATCTGAAACCTATGAAGAAGATGAAATAGCTCAGGACTTATTTGAGCAATCCATTGACCTCGGAAGATATGCTTTGGATTTAATTGAAACTGGTCTAGAAGAATATGGAGTCGATTTCGACTATCATAGTAATCCGGATCTGAAAGGAGATATGTTTGTAATTCTTAATTTAATAGTTTCATCGCTATTAAGAGATCAAGGATTAAAGCATGTTCTTCATGAAGATTTAGATATATTAAAAGACCGAATTTTAGAACTGGAAAAATACCAAGATGATATTAATTGATTATAGTCAGATCGCACTAAGCAACATCATAGTGCAAAAATTAAATGATGAAAATATGATTCGTCATATGATACTAAACAGTATTCGTATGTACAATAAAAAGTATCGAAACGAATATGGGCAAATGGTCATATGCGCCGATGGAATGAATACTTGGAGAAAGAATTTTTACCCAGCATATAAAGCTAGTCGTAAGAAAGGACGTGATAGTTCTGGTCTAGATTGGACCGAGATTTTTAGAGTACTAAATTTAGTACGTGATGAAATTAAAGAGAATCTACCATATAAGGTACTGCATCTAGAAGGATGCGAAGCTGATGATATCATTGGTGCACTCACATATGAAACACAAGAGTTTGGTAAATTTGAACCAGTAATGATTATATCTTCTGATAAAGACTTTATTCAATTACAAAAGTTTTCAAATGTAAAACAATATTCACCTATTCAAAAGAAAGCTGTAACCGAAAAACATCCAAGAAAATACCTATTTGAACACATTTGTCGTGGTGATAAAGGTGATGGTATACCAAACATTTTATCTGCAGATAATTGCTTTGTTGATGAAATCAGACAAACACCATTAAGACAAAATCTTATCGATACTTGGATTGATGATGCTGAGATTATGCCTGAAGAAATAAAAAGAAACTTTCAAAGAAATACTAAACTAATTGATCTCAATGAGATTCCACAAGATATATATAATAATATAGTTAATACTTATGATGGCCAAAAGCCAGCTATGAAAATGAAAGTTTTAAACTATCTTATTAAGAAAAGATGTAATAATCTAATTGAAGTCGTGGAGGAATTTTACAATGGCTAAAAAAATGTTAACAGAAGTACTTACAGGTGCTGGTGATCAAACAACAAAACAAGATAAAATCAATTATCTTAGAGAAAATGGCAGTATCCCATTGCAAACTATACTAAAGGGCGCATATGACGATTCTGTTGTCTGGAATTTACCTGAAGGGAAACCTCCCTACCAAGAAGATGGTGCTCCAAAGGGGTACGAAATGGTAAGTCTTCATAAGCAATGCAAAAAATTTAAACATTTTGTTAAAGGCGGAGTCGGCGATAATATGCCTGCAGCTCGGCGAGAAAAGATGTTTATAGGGATTCTAGAATCTCTGCATTCTGATGAAGCTGAGTTGGTTCTTAATATGAAGGAGAAAACACTTATGGGTAAATATAATGGTATAACCTCAGCATTAGTTGCTGAAGCCTTTCCCAATCTCCTTGTGAAGCCAATGGCTAATCCAAGGGCCAGAGTTCCGAAAGTGAAAAAAACCGGAACCGAGGAAAGTGCTAACGTAAGCTAAGGAGGTGATCCTATCTAACTTTGTGATATTTTCTTAAAGCAAATTCATAGGAGGAGAACGACCAAAAGTTAAAAAGGCTAGGTTCCGGAGCTTAGCCTTTTTTTTAGTTTAAAAAATACCATATTCAGGTATCTAAAGTACTTTAATAATATTTAAATTAAACCTTTACATTTAACTAAAACTGTGTTATAATATACATTATGAATATATTTATTTTAGACAATGATCCCGTGATTGCGGCGCAAATGCAATGTGATAAGCATGTTGTAAAAATGATTGTAGAATCAGCTCAAATGTTATCTACTGTCCATCGAATGCTTGATGGTATAATGGAACGTAGACCATCTAAATCTGGCTCTATGATACAATACTTTTATTTGGATGACGATAGAGAAAATATTCTTTATAAAGCATGTCACTTTAATCATCCATCTACAATATGGACAAGAGAATCGATAGATAACTATATATGGCATTACAAACACTTTATTGCGTTATGTGATGAATACACATATAGATATGGAAAAATTCATGCTACAGATACTAAGTTGCGAAAAGCTTTATCAGTATTACCAAACAATATTCCTACATGCAAAATGACTCCATTTAAATTAGCAATGGCTTCATTCCCTGAATGTATTACTGAAGACCCAGTAGAGTCTTATAGAAATTTCTACGAAACAAAACAAAGTAGGTTCAAAATGGATTGGACTAAAAGACAAGTACCGGAGTGGTTTACATATGCCTAGATACGATTTTAAAAATTTAAAGACTGGTGAAGTGGATGAATATACTATGAGTTGGAAAGAACTCGATAAGTTTAAAGAAGACAATCCAGATCTACAGCAAGTAATTGGAGCTGTTAACCATAATTATAATTCTGGTGGTAGTGCTACATTAAATAAAGCAGGCGACGGTTGGAAAGAAGTTCAACAAAGAATTCAAAGTGGAATGCCACCACGATTAAGAGGAAACATTAAAACAAAATGAAATTATTAAAAAATTACGTGCTTATAGCAGAAACAGTAAAAGAAGAAAAGACAGCTGGTGGTATTATACTATCTGGAGATGTTCAATTAGATAAATCATCTAAGCCAGGATTAGTTATTGCAACTGGACCTGAATGCGATACCATGAATTTTAAAGCTGGTGATAGAGTATACCTTCAATGGAGTGAATCTATGCCTATTAACCATGAAGGTCAAGGTGCAGTTATTATCAAAGACACTTATATTAAGGCCGTAATTTAATGGAATTTAAACATGAACCAATTGATCTCGGATATAATGATCTGGTCGCACAAACTCGTAAATCTGGTAGAACATATACTGACCCCGCCGGTAATTCTTATCCTTCTATTACTACTGTCCTTTCAATATTAAGCGAAGAAGCTATACAACGATGGAGAGCTAGAGTTGGTGAAGAGGAAGCTAATCGGATAAGTAAACAAGCCAGTACTCGTGGAACTACAGTTCACAATATATTTGAAAAATATGTGAATAACGATCCAGATTATTTAAAAGGAGTAATGCCACACAATATACAAACATTTAAGGACGCACAAAAAACACTTGATGAATCAATTACAAAAGTATATTGTCAGGAAGCTCCACTATATTCTAAGCACTTAGGAGTTGCTGGAAGAGTAGATTGTGTTGGACAATGGAATGGAGTTGATAGTATTATTGACTATAAAACTTCAAGAAAGCTTAAAAAGAAAGAATGGATATCTGGTTATTTTATGCAATGTGCAGCTTATGCCATTATGTGGGAAGAAAGAACTGGTATGCCAATGAAACAATTAGTGGTATTTGTGGCTGGAGATGAAGGTACTCAAGTCTTTATTGAAGATAGAGATAACTGGACTAAAGAGCTTATAAATACCATTAACGAATATAAAAGACGTAAATTATTTGGGAGATAAAATGAATTATTTACTTAATGCTTTGACTAAAAAACTAGAAGGCGAAATCGAAGTAGCCAAAGCCAATATCATGGTATATGTTAAAAATCCAGCAGGTATTGGGGAACATCCTGGTATCATTGAAGCTATTGAAGCTGAAGTAGGTAAAATTGCTGAAGCTAATGATAAGCTAGAAACTGTTCAAAAACACTTTAAAAACACTTAAAATAAGTGAAAAAAACTTAAAATAAACCTTTACAAACTCCTAAAACTGTGTTATAATATACATATAAATTGGAGTTAATTATGAAAGAAATGAAAGAAAACATTATACTAGTCGATTGTGACGGTGTTTTATGTGACTGGGGCTATGCCTTTACACATTGGATGGAGCACAATAAGAACGTTCCAGTAATAGACGATAGCGAATATAACGTTGGTCTTAGGTTTGGAATAACAAAAAAAGAAGGTAGTAAATTTGTAGCAGAATTTAACGATTCTGCAGCTATTGCATTTTTGCCTCCTTTAAGAGATGCTGTATATTATATCAAAAGATTAAACATGTTACATGGATATAGGTTCCATTGTATTACTTCTTTAAGTGATAACAAATATGCGCAGAGATTAAGAACTCAAAACTTAGAATTACTTTTTGGTAAAGAAATATTCGATGAGTTTATATACCTACCATGTGGTGCTGACAAAGATGAAGTATTGGAAAAATACAAAGGCAGCGAATGTTGGTGGGTTGAAGATAAACCCGAAAATGCAATTGCTGGAGAAAAGGTTGGATTGAATTCTATCCTAGTAGCGCATGACCATAATAGTGATATTGTAGATATTCCTAGGTTTTGGAAGTGGAAAGAAATATATAAGCATATAACAGGAGAAGTATAATGCCACCAATTAAATTTAAGCCTTCACAAACAGTAAGAGATAGAGCAACTGGTAAAAATGTTACGAGTAATTTTTTTATGAAAAGCACTAAAAAAGAAGAGTTGTTTGACTATATTAATAGTTCTAATGGACAACCAAAAATCAAACAGAAATGTAAGAATGAATTAGTTCGAAGAGGAATTAAAATTGAATACGTATCGCCCGCTTGATCATAGAGTTACAGTAAAACAAAGCTCTATTCATGGCCTAGGTCTCTTTGCAATAACAGATCTTGAACCTTCAGATAGATTAGGAAGATCTCATGTTGAATGGGAAGGTCATCTAATTAGAACACCTATGGGTGGATTTGTAAACCATTCAGAAACTCCCAACGCTTTTATTCTTAAACACGTAAATTTTAGAGAATTAATTGTTATTAGCCCAGTAAAATCTGGAGAAGAAATAACAGTAT